GGTCTCCAACGATACTTCATTGGGACATTCTCATTATGACCAACACTTGCGTCACTGCGAACACTCATTTTTACAAGTTGTTACCTATTTCACTCTTACAGAATGATACACTTAAAGACGGATTCCCTTTAAGTATTTTAGATGCGATAAAGAATTAAAATACTTATTCCTATTCTCTAAGAGAATAACTCTTTTGCAATATCTGCACTTGATACATCCACATTATTTACTGGTGTTTGTTCAATATTCTTCAATTGTGATTCTAACTCCTTTACCCTCTGTAGAAGTAGCTTGATATCATTTTGCTGATTTAATATAATGGTTTTCATCTCAGTCGGTGGAACCTCACGAACTTGTCCATCAGGGCAATGAACCATCAACTTTTCGTTTTGCTGTGCCATCATTTGTTCCATCTTTTGTCGTCGCTCTTCTTCAATCTCTTTCGTCTGTTTTAGCACATCAGGTTTCATCTCTGGTCTGCCAGGTTCATAGTCTTTCAATAGTCCTTCAATATCTTCCATATAAAACTTGCGAACGCGCTTATCACGAATGAACATATCAACAGTCTTCGTAGACTCTTTAACAGTTGGATGCGGTGGATTATCTAAAAGTTTACGCTTATCAAACGTATTGTGATCGTGTGAAAACACCAAAATCGTCTTCAAAGGATTTAATTGCACAAATGGAACTGTATAATTTTTCAAAAAAGCTCGCTCTTCTGCGAGTGCAGCGTGTTCTTCATAAGCATGGTCTTTTAACAGCTCTCTTTTGAAGGCAAATGTTCCTGCTGTCGCGTGGTTTGGTCCATATGGTCCAAATTGATACATCTTTTGAATGTGTTTAAACCAAATATAAATCTCACTACTACCAGCACAAAGAGCCATTGGATGTTTTTGTAACATACTCACTGCGTGTGACACTCTACAAGGTGGGTAATAATCGTCGTCATCCATATACACCAAAATATCTCCTTTTGATTTCTCGTGCATCAAATTGCGCTTCTTGCCTAGTGGCATCTTTTCATCATAAGCATAATATTTCACGTTTGGAATGTCCTTCACTAAATCACCTATTTTATCAGTTCCGTCATCAATAATAATCCATTCTAATAAGTTCATTGGATAATCTTGGTTACGAAAATTACGTATCATTTCGCTAACAAATGGTCTACGATTATAAGTCGGTGTACATACTGAAACGAATGGTAACTTTGACACCTTTGTTGCCATCTTACGTGCTTTATTCTTTCCCATTTTGTCAATCTATTACGTATGTGTATATCTGTAGTGGGGTATATGCGAATTCTACTATACGCGTTCTACTGTTAATTAAATATGTATAACTCTATAAGTAGTTATATGTATTATTCATTTATTTGCTAGTTGCTGGCGAACTACCGGAATCCTTCGGGCGATTATACCAAAGTAACCCAAGATACGTTAAGAACATCATAATGCTTGGTGCTGTTTCTAAATAACTGAATGAGTTAGCGACAACCATGAAGCCAAACATTCCAGTGTAGAAAATACTATGCTCACTCATTATCTCAAATACTCCTTTATGATCCAGGAATAAAGGTAAGACGAGCATTGTAAAGAATAATTGTAATGTCTGCACAATACCGACAGCACCTGCTATCAAGAAATCAAAACCAAGAATGAATAGGAATACTAGTGCCCATAGCCATCCTTTGTTTGGTGCCTGGAACTCACCGAACAACGTAGAAAGGAAACCATAAATTGGCACTATCTGTAACAAAATTGCGACCAAAGGAACACTTAACAAAATAATTAACCACGCACCTACACTACCTTCCAAACCATATGTCAGGTCAAACATCTTGTTCATCATATCACGACCAAAAATATACGAAAATTCTACGCTATTCGCAAGCCATGCTTTAAAGTCACCCCATAAACCTGGTTCTGACTTTTTCCATGTATACGGAAAACTAAATTTATCCAATCCTGCAACTTTTTGGAATGTAGCGTATCGTTCGCTGTTTGGAGCACCACCAAATTGAGTTGGAACTCTTTTCAATAATGGTTGCTTTTCAAGCTTATCTAAACCGCCCTTACGAACACGGGATAGCTTACCTTTCATTGCCTCTAAACCTTTACGAGCTGCGGCACCAATATCAGAACGTAATGATTCTATAGAAGAAGTGTCACTGTATGGCGGTTTACGAGACTCTGTTGGGAATAAATTACCATAATAGGTCTCATTCTTTGCCACATAGTTTTGTAGATACATGAAGTTAGAACCAATCAGTGCCCAAACAAACACCAGAATTAGTGCTGACACAATAGACTTCGCAAAGCCAACCCAATCACTGCCTTTTGGCTCTTCAGGTGCCGTGTTATTGTTTTTACTATTAGTATTATTGGATTCATCATTTTCATCTGTTTTAGAACCCATAATGGAACCCAACAATGTATTACTCATTATAGTATTCTTGGATATTATTGTTGGCTATTATTGTTGTATAATATTGTTTGCTGTTGTTCATAATATCTGCTATTAATATAGTATGTGGAAGGACATATTATTCTTGCTTATTATAATGTGTATTGTAATGATGATTGTTGCCTTTTTAAAACGACCGCTAATAGCTGGGTATCGCAGAGTAATGATTGAAAGGATGACTTCAATGGATGAATCACCATCATCGCGCAATAAAACAGAGGCTGTCGACTTAGAAGAATACCCGTCTCGTTATCCACATCAGAAACCGTATGTTGGTATGTATAAAGTCCACATGTTAGGGGTAAACAATGCACAACACGGCAGAGACCACGCTGTTTATGTGCCACTTGAAGGTGGGTTGCCTATGACTGCCTTGCCAAACCTTTCAGTAAAGCAACCTTGGGCATTAGCAGACATAGAAGCTGCACAAGTTCCAGAACGCGAAGAGTGCGAACGTTCCGTTACTGGTCTCTTTTACTCTTGCGGTGTTCCTGCAAAATCTTCTATTTGTGGAACTAGCAGTATTTAATAACGCCACTCAGCAATTATTTGTTATATAGAGCAACATGTATAATCATATATTCTATTATACGTGTATCAATGTGTATTAATTCGTAACAATGTATATTATGAGTTCATTAACGGGCATACATTAATCCAGCATTTCCAGAACGGAATTCAATGACATTATATCTTTCTTCCATAATTCGTAAATCGTATGTGTAATCAAATACTCTCCAACTTGGCTTATTGACAGCAATAGGTAATCCACTGCTTGGATCACAAATCGTATAGAACTGTGCAGAAGCATCCATCGGAGGATAATAAGTCTTATACTCAAATTCTATGGTTCTAAACTTGCTCATATTCATACCACCCGATGGTTGTAAATCAAAAGGACTTGTATTAAGACAGAAATTGTAGCAGTATAGGCCATCAGGTGCTACACCACCAGTTCTCAAATACTTTTCTACATAGTTATAGACACCAGATGGTAACGTATCTTCTCTATATTTTCCGTCCATTAATATAGCCCAGCTATCCATAATATATCTTTGGTTGCCTTCAAAATAATCACCAGTAATATACAAATTACTACTACCATCAATGCATGGATTATAATTAGGTGTCACTGGACCGCCACCGCAAGATAAATCAATAGCGGGCAACGATGCATTGGCAATTGCGATTGGACTTGGTTGGTCGTTCTTATATGCCCAATTTGTGTAGTTACTATGCTCATTGCGAAGCTTTACATCGCTCCTCTGGAAATACCACATCCAATTTGATACCACCGCCAAAGAATCTATTTCTACTTTACCCGAGCCAACCGTGTTATTGAAAGTATATTCATATACTTCTTTTATCAAATACTTCTGAGGTTGAGCTGCGAACAATCTTACTTCTTCATGCTCTAAAAACCCATAAGTCGCCATCAAATGCACATCTGCATTCCAATTTGTGCGCCTATCTACATATTCATCTGGATACAAATTCGCAGATGGAGGAGGCTGTAAGAAACGATAAAATCCATGTAAGGGATTGTTAAAGTTTGGACGAATATAATTGCCATCTCCTGCTTCAATATCCTTTATCACACACAGATCGCCAATTGGTCGCAAAGTAACATCTATTTGTAACTGGTTATATTGCATTGATACAAGTGGGAATGCTTGTTGTGTTGTTAAACCGAACCACACGTTAATAGGTATATATAACTGTCTAGCACGAATACTTGGTTCCGGACCTGTAACTGACGTTGTATAATAAGCATTTGGGTATTGTCCATTACGGCCATAAGCATTGGCTGGGTCATTCAACTCAGTCACATTACCTGTCATCCGGTAATAAAGAGTCTTCTTCGTGCCACTCCAGTCTCTTTCCACTAAGTTATACAAATACTGTCCAGACACCTTTTGCAATACTTGACCTCCAACACTAAACTCAATCTCATCAATCATTTGTGTTCCGAGATTTTCAATCCATTTAAACTCATATGGTTGCCAACAAGAACTACAATCTTGTGGTGGATAAATTGGACTCCAAATTGTAGGTAAGTTAATTACAAGGTATGTATCCATCAATAAATCTGCGTATCTAGGAATTATGAACCTATATCTGGATGCCTCATTCAGACGCAAGTATCGCTGACCATCAAAATCTAAGCGGAACTTTTGCAAACCGAAATTGGTATATGTCTTATAACTGGTTTTAAAAAATGTCTTTTTTGGATTACCATTCAAAATAACGTTGGCCTCGCCAACAGAAACAAGATTTAGCAAACCACCGGCCATTATTTCTATATAATGTCATAAGTTTTTAACTCAATACATCATTAACAAATTAAAATCCAATATATGTATAGTATGCTTTCTGTTCGCCAATTGTCAAACGCTATGGAAAACGCCACATTGATAAGAATAATCGGT